ATTAACAGGAGTATTTTCAGGTTTATATGGCATCGGGCCAGTTCCTGCAAATTCTACGTCGTCTGCGTAAGCAGTAGTAATATTTTCGACGTTAAAAATAGCAGGATATTCTAGGTCCCGTTGATAAGTCTCTAACCATTGGTTAAAGAGCTTATGTATGCCAGGCGCCATTAATTGTGCATACTGGCCGCGAACCATAGTCATAGAGTATTAATTCTCCTTGATTTATATAACAAGTAACAAAAAACAAGGCTCCTTTTTGTTATGAAGCTAATTATGAATATTGCGATGCAGAACGTAGGAACTTAAAACGTACTCTCGCGTTAGGAATAAGACCGTCGATTGGTGAAATCTCTACTAGCTCAACCACAGTATTAGTACCTACGGTAACTTTTCCACCATCTACATACCAATAAATTGGGGCAGTCAAGTCAGCCGTAAGGCCGAATTGAGTATTAAGCATAGCTTGTGTTGGAGTTGCTCCTACTGAGGTTCCAAGCGTAGAATTATCAAACATTGCTTCGAAGATAGTGTCATCAATAGCAGTGTTAAATTCAATCTGACCAGTTACAAAAGGAGCACCACGAGGAATATTAACAGCCAAACTTTCGTTTGATACTGAACCAAACGTAGTTCCTGTTCCTGGAAAACCTACGCCCACAAAACCACTTGGCGCGCCAGCTCCTGAAGATGCTAAATTATGAGCATCCTCCATAGCAACGCCAGCAATTACAGCAGCTACGCCACCACCTGTTCCTGCCCAAGCGATAACATTACCAGTTCCATCAACAGCAACTGGAGTACCAGCAAGAAAAGTTTGTCCGTTCTTTTCGTTAATGTGTCTAGTATTATCAGTGTTACCACTGATGGTTATTACAACTGTAATAGGTGCGTGATGTGCTAAAAATGCGGCCATTAGTTTTCCTCCTTCGGATTAATTTAAAACACTTAAAAATCACATTAGCGACCTTCAGCAAACTCTTTATCTTGTGCTGCCATCTCTCCTGTTGACGGTGCATAAAATTCTACAGTGTGTCCTGCCTTACGCATTGCTTGCAAAACATCTGCGCCAACTTCGTTGGCTAGAGTTCTTTTTGCTTGTGCAATAGCATTAGGCTGCCACCGTCCAACCATTTCAAGAGAACGAATGATATTCTTCTTTAGTATACCCATAAGATGAATAACATCCACCTTCATAAGCACAACATCAAACCATTTGATAGTTCCATCTTCCTTAAGAAGATGCTCGCTAAATCCACCTGCAATATCTTCAGCAACTGCGTTGCTAAAACCAATCGCCTTAAACATCGCATAGTTACCGCCTTCGTAGTTTTTATAATTAACCCAACGAAAGCGGATAGATGGATCTTTCGGCTTCACTTGCAACATCGCAGGAATATCAAAAGACTTAGCATCAATAAAAGGAAGATCAAGAATATCCGCCTCTGTCAAGTTAGCCAAGTCTACTTTAGTAGCACTCCGTGCCCTTGGACCATTTTGATCTTGTGAAGACGGCGGAGGAGTAATCTGAACATCTGGATTAAGATGATCCGTTGTTTGTTGACTAGAGAATCCTGCTTTATTCGTAGTTACTCTTACATCCGGTTGAAAAGGACTCTTAGCTTTACCAAGTACGTCAGTATTTGTATTACCTTTAGGAGTCATCTTATCCAAACGATCAATAACTTGCTGTGTTAAGTTAGATGACGCCTGCGAAGGTTCTGCAAGTTTCTCCTTAGCAAGATCGCTAGCATTAGCTAAATCGCTATCAATAGCGGCAGGATTAGAAGTATTCTTTATGTTCTTAGCGATATCATCAAGAGACTTAGACATACTTCAATCCACCTTTCGACTTTGCATAATCTTCAGGAGTCATTCCCCATTTCGCAGCTATTTGTAACTCCTGCGGAGTTAAATTATCTTCAAGCTTTGCAGAGGTATTACTATCTTTACGAATGACAGTAGTTCCTCCAGCCTGAATAATATTATACTTACCTTCTCTTTTGGCAGTATCAGTAGCAATTTCGTCTGCGTGGCGGCCTTTAACGAGATAATAGATATTCTCAATTAGCTCGTTAGGTTTACCTTTTTGCACAATCTGATATTTATTCCACTCTTTCTTAATCTCTTCTTCAAAGAGAGCAAAATGAGGGAGCGTATTTTTTGCATTCTGATACGCCATGTCAGCGGCTACGCCAAGTGTATGTAGTTGAGTTCCTGCGATGGAAGCTTGTACAATCTTCTTAATATTACCAGAAGGGTCTTCCATAAAAGAGACAGGATCAATATTGAAAGGATCAGGAGGAGGCTCAGTTTGACGATTGTTATTACCACCATTGTTATTACCATCGTCATTATTTTGACGATCCTGATTCTCTAACTGTGTGCGCGATGTAAGCGCAGCAAGGCTATCTTTGATACTTGATAAAGAATCAGTTACAGTTTTAAGTTCTTCTTTAGAAGCAACGCCGTCTAGTTTACCTTCAAGATTTTTAATTCTATCAGGATCTAAACCAGCTTCTTTAAGTTCTTCTGGTGTTACTTTTCCCCATGCCATTTTAATTTACTCCTGCTGGCTGATTTTCAGGCTTGGCAACTTTAGGCATGTTAGATTTTGTATAACCTTCTGCCTCTAACTGTGCAAGCTCTGCTTTAATCTTATCAATTACTTTAAGTTGTTCCGGTATCCCAAGAATTTCTTTAAGCTCAAAGAGCCGACCTCTAATAACATCCGAAACGTCTTCACGTTTATCATTCAGATAATTATCAGCAAGCTCAGTCAAATAAAGCGCTGTCAAATCTTCCAAGAATTTTGTGTAATGCGTAGCAGCATCATCAAGCATCCAATTAACGATTGCCGTTTTGTGGCTGTAAAGCTCCTTGAATGGCTGGAACTGCCCCCGCTTGTCCATTGCTTCCAACTGGGAACGCAGTTGATGTGCTCTGTTCAGTTTCATTGGGTCTGTTGCTGACATTTTCGTTGGCTCCTTTTGTTAACATTTTAACTACATTTAACTCCGGTTGTAATCTGGAAATATCGTCATGTCCAAAGTTTCTTAGAATACGGGACATTAGTTCGCCAGAGGCAGCGATTACACCAATAAGAAAGGTCTTTAATTCCGCAGGCATTTGTGGATTTCCAAGACCTTGAAGAATCTGTGCGATAGTCGCATGATGACGTTGCATTACTTGTACAAGCAACATATCATTTTGTTTTTCAAGTTCTTTATTAATGCTCGCATTCGCTGCTCTTATAGGAAGATCTATACGACCTTGGCGTATATTCTCTAATGCTTTCTTAAGATATTTTGCTTGTTCCCCGAAATATTTTAATCTATCTCCAACACCAAACTCTGCATACTGCTTTGCCGCTTTGCGACCGAGTTTAAGATGCATATATCTGAAATCGGTAATGTTAACATTAACTCTACGATTACCAGATTGCAGGACACTGAAAGTGCCCATAGCTGAAAGCTGGCCTTTTTTATTAGTAACATCTCCACCCATCGCAGACATACCACTATCTACGCCAGCTCTTGCTTTGGCAAGTTCTATAGTTAAAGTTTCTTCTTGAACAGAGCTAGGATAGGCTACACCAAGTTGATGAAGACCAAATTCTTCAGTAGATATTGGCAAGACTGCCATTGGATAAACGCCAAGGTTAGCATCTATCTTGTTATTACGGCCAACAGTAGCAACACTAGTATTACCAAGTGTCCTATTATCATTTCTCTGATTATGCCCCGTGGTGACTTCTTCTTGGTAATACTTAAGCATCTCAGCGAAACCATAACCAAGCAAACCGTCGTCAGTATAACCAAGCCTTCCGAACTCAAAAGGTTCTTCGTTATCTGGATAAAAATTAAAAATAGCGTTACACTTAATATCACTACTCTTATGATAAAGGAAGATAATTTTCCACTTAGCATCGTTATGCCAATAATAGAACCAACACTCGTAGATATCCCATTCTGCTAAAATATTAGCATGTTGGGCTTCTACATTTTGAAGTTGTTCTTTTTGCTGACGTTCGTTAGAAGCGCCATAGCGATCTGGAGACTTAAGAAGTTTTTCTTTATTTTCTTCAGAAAGCTCGAATAAGCCTAGGTGGATTTTTTCAAGAATTTGTTGCTTAGTAAGAGTATATTTATGATATTTGAATTGTGCTTTTTCCCAAGTCGGCGCACTTGCAGTGGCGCCCCAATCTTCGATTGGTATCTTCTCGGGCCTTGGCCCATCATATTTAATGAGTTCTGTTGTAGCAGGAGTTCCACTATTTTCTAGGGCCGGACCGGTCACCTTCTTTTCAATTTCTGTTTCCCAAGGCTGTTTAATAAGGACTGACCCAAACTGGATCATATCATTAGCTGCAAGGCTTTCAACTCTATAGAGATCAAGCTCCGAAGGCTCCATCCCCATTAAATTCATAAATAATTCAAACGCAGTTCTTTGTGCTCCGCCTTCTTCTTGTTCCGGCCAGTCACCAACTAAGGATGAGGTCCATAAAGGCATAATCTCATAGATAGTCCCTATGATACGAGCCTTAAGAGTATCAACATTCTCAGCGATAAGCTGAATGACCGTATTAGAAGCATTCGGCCAAGGCCAATCACGAGTTTCTTGTTCTGGTTGTCCTTTATAAAGACGACGAAATTCGGGAATTTTTTCGGTATGAAACTTATCATAAGCGTTAATCATAGCTTGCAAGTTCTCTTTTACAAAAAGATGCAAAGCTATATCTTCGTCGGCTCCAAAGGAAACCTTTATGGGTCGTGAGACGGGCATCAGTGATGCCTTTCTTAATATTATTTCTTTTCTATAATTTGAACATCTGTAGCAATTTCAACCTTGGCCTCATCAATTGGTAAGACAGCCATCATCCCTTTAGTTAGGGGAGAGCGTCTAAATAGTACAACTAGCACTAGAGATGATGAAATCATGCCAGCACCAATTGATAAGGACCAAGATTTAGTGCTTACTAGAGAGCTACCACAGACAAAGAGAAAAGTACTAAAAGCGCTAAAGAACATCTGAAATAACAAGACGACCCATTGCTGGACTTTTTTAGTCTCATATATTCCGAGGAATATATTTGCGATAGCAGTAAATGGATCGCCTGTTATACTCATCTTAGCCTTTAATTGGTGACGGCATTAACCCTTTAACAACTCCCCATACTCCAGCAAGAATAATACTTGCTGTAGGATGAGCGCCCCAAAATGCGGTGGCGGTTGGTGTTAAAGCCGCTACTGCTGCGGTTCCAACTGTAATTATAATTGGAATCCACGCTTTAAGTGTGTTCATCAACATCTCCCCTTTTTTATTCCTACCATAGAATAAGGAGGGGGGAAACTTAATAACCTTGCGAACCTACTTTACGCCGCTTAAATTG